ACAAACGGTTAAATCTCATTTATCCGAAGAAGAAAAGTTTCAAAGAAAGGATATGCAGGCGTCAATGTTTGCCTATCCTGAACTTAATGTAACGCCACCTGGCTGGTTACATGGATCTGCCATTACTGAATGGAATCGAGTTGTCCCGTATCTGAAAGCTAACACGCCTATTAGTGAATTAGACCGATCATTGTTAGCCACATACTGTGAAGATTATCGACTAATTCAAGCTGCTGAAGCGGATTTAAAGAAGCATGGGATTGTGCAAACGGGCAAAACCGGTATGCGAAAGAAGAATCCCTACATTGACGTTTTGTCGGCAGCTACCAAAGATATGAAATCATTAGCTAATGATTTAGGCATGAGTATTGGATCGCGGGCTCGAATGGAATTAAACAAGGCTAAAACCAAAGAGACACCTAAAGATAAATTTGAAGAGGCTATGAAATGAATAGAGAAGAATTAAAAAGCATGGGGGTTAATGAAATTGATGACGTAGCAGATTTTCTTGCATACAATACAGAAATATTAGACTTAGATGAAGTAAATGGTATGTATTTATCTACCAATTTGATTTATGTTAAACAGGTTTTACATCATGAAATTATTGTTGGTAAGAAAATCGAGTTGGCTATCAAACGTTTTGTTAGTGATTTAAATCGCTCAATTAATGAAAAAGATTATCCATTTTACTTTGATGGTCATCAAGCCGATAGCGCCATTGAATTTATTGAGTTACTTCCCAAAACTGATGGTTCAAAACTAGAATTACAACCCTTTCAAAAGTGGATTATTGGTGAATTATATGGTTGGCGTGAAAAATCAACTGGTGATCGGCGATATGATAGAGCATTCATTTCGATGGCTAGAAAGTGCGGCAAGACGTATTTAGCTAGTTGTTTTGCAGCACTTGGATTAATTAAAGAGAAAGTACCAGCGAGGAATCGGCAGGTATTGTTTGTTGCCAATAGCGCGAAGCAGGCACGGTTGGGATATAACATGTTGTCTTCGGAATTTGAACAAGTCAGAAAACAATCACCATATGTGCGAACCCGAGTAAAAGTTCGGCGAAATAAGATTACGGATAACCTCACTGGTTCAACATGTCAAGCATTGTCGTCTAATACAAATACTTTGGAGGGGTATGGTGCCTCTACGGGGATCTTGGACGAGTTCGATCAGGCTAAGACGAGAGCTACTTACACCGCTCTACAAACTGGTCAAACAAATGTGCCAAATTCCTTATTGATGATCATTTCCACATCCGGAGTTAATATTAATTGTCCAATGCATGATGAGTATGAAATGCTGACCGATGTTCTTACTGGTAAAACGAAAGCTGATCGTTACTTCATTGCTATTTGGGAGTTGGATAAACGTGAAGAAGTATTTGACCCCAATAATTGGATTAAGGCCAATCCGTTACTTTGCGAACCGACTGTTAATAAAAGAATGACCACTAAATTAAAATCTGACTTGGATCTGGCTGTTAAACAAAACAATTTAATTCCATTTTTGAGTAAGTCTATGAATATGTGGGTGCAAGCCTCTGATGATTCCTATATCAGTGCTGATGATTGGAGCAAGGGAAAGCTTAAAAAAATTCCCGATCTGAATAACCGTGATGTATTTATTGGCATTGATTTATCGAAGAGTAATGATCTGACAGCAGTTAGTTGGCTGGTACCAATTGGTAACGGTCAGTTTTATTGTGACAGTCATTCCTGGGTAGGAACCAAGTACGGATTATCAAGCAAGATTAAGCGTGATGGTATCGACTATCGTTCTATGGAACGAGCCGGCGAGTGTTCGATTACCAGATTGGATAGTGGCATTATTGATTACGATGAGGTATTTGATTATATCCAAGAACTAGTTGGTAAATATAATTGGAATGTCAAAGCCATCGCTTATGATCCTTACAATTTTACGGCACTTTTAACCAAGTTTGAAAAGGCTAATTATCCACTGTTTGAAGTGAGGCAGGGTCTGAAAACGCTTAACATTCCAACTCGTAACTTCCGTGATCAGCTTTACGATGGCAAGATTAAACATAATGGCAACAAGATTCTGGCCTATGCGGTCAATAATGCTATTTTGAAAGTTGTGAATAATGGTTGGCAACTTGATAAAGCCCGCAATAGCAACCGGATTGACCCGATAGCAGCCTTAATCTGTGCTTACGTTTCAGGCATGGACTATTACCAAGAAAGTGAGGATATCAGTCATGCAAACAGTTATTACGAAAGTGACGACTTTTCTTTCTAGCTACATTCAAACAATTTTATTAATCCTGGGGTTGATGGTGATTATCATTGGCCTGGCTGGTATCTTGGGATTTTATATTGCGCTAATCTTTGCTGGCATTTTCCTGGTCGTTTTAGCGCTTTTAATTAATTACGAAAAAAATAAACAAAAGTGAGGTGATATATATATGAGTTTCTTTGTCAAAACCAACACCACTAATGATGATCCATTTACCGATGCCTTGGTTAGTCTTTCAAGCGATGATCCATATACGTATGTTTCGATTTCAGCGTTGCGTAATAGCGATATTTTTACTGCTATTAATATTATTGCTGGTGATTTAGCCGGCAATCCAGTATTATGTGATACGCCAATTTTTAACACTATGATTAACCAAACTCCTAATCCCAGTATGAGTGGTTACAGCCTCAAGTATGCTTTGGCTGCTAATATGCTTTTGAATGGGAATGCGTTTGCTGAAATCCGTGGTCATGACTTAATTTTCATTCCCAATAGTCAAATGACCGTAACACAAGACGATGTGAGTGGCCGGTTAACCTACACTTACTCACCTGATGGTCAAACTAAGCGCGTCATTACGCCTGGTAGCATTCTTCATTTTAAGTATTTCACTAAAGATGGTGTCAGCGGAATTAGTCCGCTGTTTGCTTTAAGAGATGAACAACAAATTCAGTCGGCCAGCAATCAATTACTGACTGGCTTTTTTAATAGTGGTATTCATGGTACGAAAGTTGTTCAAGTTCACAAGGCTGAATTAAGTAAACAGGCAAAAGATAATATTCGAGAACAGTTTGACGATGCAACGACTGGTACCAATGCCTTGGGTACCATGGTGATTGATGACAGTATGGATGTTAGCAATTTAGAATTAAACACAGATGTATTGAAACTGGTTAATTCTAATGATTGGACAACTCGCCAAATTGCCGAATGTTTTCAGCTTCCAGTTGAGCGGTTGGGAGTTGAAAATGAACATTCTAACCAGGAACAAAGCAATTTACAGTACATCCAGTCCTCATTACAACATTATATGGATTGCATGACTAGTGAATTGAGTTTTAAACTAGGGCATCAATTTGCGTATAACACGGATAATTTACTAAGCCTAGATCCTGAAGCCCAACAAAAACAAGCTGTTAATGGTTTTATTAATGGTGTTTTAACTAGGAATGAAGCCAGGGCTAAGATCGGCTTGAATCCAACTGATGATGGAAACATATTTGTAAATATCAATAAGAATGGAGCTGAAAATAGTGGAGAAAATGGATAGACGGTTAACGATTAAAGCGGAGTTGCGGGCACAACAGCCACAAGCCGAAACTCCCGAAGATGATACACAACAGCCACAAGATGACCAGCAAGGCAAAACGATTTCTGGCTATGCTATTGTGTGGAACTCACCAAGCAAGGATTTAGGCGGCTTTACAGAAGTAGTTACACCTAATGCACTTGATAATGTTGATTTATCTGATGTTTTAATGCTAAATAATCACGATTATACGCAAGTTTTGGCTAGTGTTAAGGCTGGCACATTGACATTAACACCAGATGAAAAAGGCTTAGCATTTACCGCACAATTACCTAATACAAGTTTTGCTAATGACGTATACGAGGAGATTACAAGCGGCAATGTTGATTCATGCAGTTTTGGTTTTGAGGTCAATGATGGCGGCGATACATGGTCTAAGGACGATCAAGGCAATGTTACGAGAACAATCAATCAAGTTAAAAGCTTGTTTGACGTATCCGTAGTTGCTGTTCCCGCTTATGACGATACCAATGTTCAAGTTGACACCCGTAGTTATGAAAAATTTATTAACAAAAAGAAAGAGGTTAAGAAAATGACAGAAAAGAAAATTATTGATCCTAACGATCCAGAAAAGAACCATACTACCGAAAAGCCTAAAACCGAAGTCCGTTCATTTGAGGATTACATTCGGTCACATGGTGAAATGCGAGACGGTGTAACAACGCAGGGTGCCTCAGCAGTTATTCCTAAGGAATTAATTACACCGGTATTCCAATTAAAGACTTCCCGATACAACTTGGCACAATACGCAACGGTTAAACAAGTTTCAGCTGGTTCTGGGACATATCCAATTGCCACCAGTCAGCAAACCGCAGTGTTGGCCACCAAAGATGAACTAGCCCAAATGGCTGACATTAATGCGAATATGTTTACTAATGTTCCGTTTGACGTTAAAACACGAGCGGGTCAGATTGCATTATCGAATGAAGTTGTGGAGGACTCTGAAGTTGATATTGTGGGTGAGGTTAAGAACCAGCTACAACAATTGGTTGATAATACTGACAACCAACAAATTATGGCGTTATTGGCTGCTAACTTTAGTAAAGTAAGTGCTACTAATGTTGACGATCTTAAAAAGATTTATAACGTTACCCTTGACCCAGCACTAAGTAAGATGTGGTTAGTTAATCAGTCTGGTTTCAATTACTTGGACACTTTGAAAGATAGCGAAGGGCGTTACCTCTTACAACCAAATCCAACCGCAGCTTCTGGTTTTAGTTTGTTAGGTTCACCAGTAGTGATGATTAGTGACAAGTTATTGCCTAACAATACGGATGGAACCTTTCCAATGATTGTTGGTGATTTATCACAAGCGGTAGCTGTCTTCCGTAGAAACCAAGTAAGCTGTCAATGGGATAAATTCGATCAATTCAGTCAAGGACTATCCGTAATCGTGCGAAATGATTATGAAGTTATTGATAAAAGCGCGGTAGTTAACGTTTCACTGGGTACTCCAGCTGGTAAATAGGATTTCAAGGGAGTGTTAAGCTCCCTATACATAAATGAAAACCGATAAAGGATGTGATTAATAATGGCTGTTACGGTTAACGACATAAAAAATAGTTTAAGAATCGACGTTACTAACGACGATGATATGATTCAAACATATATAAATACCGCCATTGACTACGTTATTAATGCGGTGGATAGCTCAAAGAGTGCCACTGATTTTGCTGGTTATGAACAGTTTGATTTTGCAGTTTCTTTACTAACCCAATTTTGGTATTCTAATCGGAATATTGATATGCAAAACACGCCTTATCAGGTAGTTAGCATGATTCAACAACTACGTGGAATAGTTTAAAAAACTAGGTAATCTAGTCTAATAAATGATATAATGTAGATGTAGTGAGAGATCACTATACCGGCCGGTTTATCTGTGCAAGATAATTGATTATTGTAGGTCGATTCAATTGCTATCAGCTAACACAAGTAAGCATCATCAGCTTATTTAAATCCAAATTAAGCACGGGAAACCGTGCTTTTTGTGTACATATTTATTTTAAATGAATGATTTAGAACACCGCTGAAAGTCGAGGTCGTTCTGAATGGCCTTAAACTTGTCATTACTAAATAAGGGAGTAATCATATGCGTGAAGATATTAAAAAAATCCGAAACTTACTAAAAGAGTATGCAAAACTAAAAAAGGAGCTGGCTAATTTTAGCCAACTCGCAAGTCCAGCGATGGACAGTATTTCGTGTCATGTTCATAAAAATGGTGTTGAAAATAGCG